CCAGAGATATTTACCCCTGCAATGTCAGGTACTATAACACCTAACTCTGGTGGAGGCGGTGGTTCTGGAACTACTATCGTACAAAACATAAATGTATCGACAGGTGTACAACAAACTGTACGTGCTGAGATACGACAAATGATGCCACAGATTGCAGACAGTGCTAAAGGTGCAGTACTAGATGCTAAGAGACGTGGTGGTAGCTATGGAAGGGCGATGGCATAATGGCTATTTCTTACCCACTTGCTTTACCTACTAACATTGGTATGGCTAGTATTGAACTAAGAGCTAAGAATACAGTTGCTGTATCTATGTCTCCTTTTACTTATAAGCAACAGACACAATCTTATGATGGTGAGATGTGGGAAGCTGACATTAGTTTACCACCTTTGAATAGAGACGATGCAGAGGCTTGGATTAGCTTCCTGATGAGCTTAAAGGGTATGTCAGGTACATTCCTACTTAACGACCCATCAGCTAAGACTGTGAGGGGTACTGCAACATCTGCTACTATAACAGGTGCTGTAGGTGCTAGTTCTGTAGCTGTAACTATGACTGGTACACTTAAAGCTGGCGACTACATACAGTTAGGTACTGCCGCAGATTCTACTCTACATAAAGTATTACAAGATCAATCTGGAGATGGTACTTTAGAGATATGGCCTAAGTTAAGAAAAGCTAGATCAAGTGTATCAGCTAACCTAACTAATTCCGCTGGGGTCTTTAGGTTATCAGCTAATGAAACTTCTTGGTCGGTTAACAATGCAAGTTTCTTTGGTATATCATTTGGAGCGATGGAGGTAGTAGGATGAGTAGAGCAATACCTTCCTCACTACTGTCTGCTCTTATTGGAGATAAAATACAACCTTACTTTGCTGTAGAGCTTATGTTTGATACTAGAACTACTACAGATATAAACGGAGATACTGTAGATATTGGTCCCTTACGTATGTGGACTGGCATAGGTGACAGAACCATTAACGTGCAAGGTAGCGATCAAGTATTTACTGGTACAGGTAGTTTACTTACTATTGGTGATCTAGAAGAGGTAGGAGATCTATCGTCTAAGTCTGTAGAATTAACTCTATCAGGTATACCAACTTCCATAGTTTCACTAGCCTTACAAGAACCTTATCAAAGAAGAGTAATGAGATTGTACTTAGGCGAACAAAGTGACTCATCTGTTGTAGAGATATTCTCTGGTAAAATGGATAAGATGTCAATAGTTGACGAAGCAGAGTCAAGCACGATTGCTTTGACTGTAGAGAGTAAATTAATAGAACTAGAAAGATCTAGTGGCTGGAGATATACGAATGAAAATCATCAATCCCGATATGATGGAGATACTTTCTTTTCTTACGTACAATCAATTCAAGATGTACAAGTAGTATGGGGAAAATAGAATTAAACTCTTACTTAGATAAAATGATAGGTATACCCTTTGAGTGGGGTGTACATGATTGTTTCACTTTTACTAACGGTGCATTTAGAGCCATGTATGGTGTAGGTTATGCTGATGATTGGGAAGGTTTGTACATGCAAAGTAATGGTGTACATCCTAAAGGTCCAAGAAGTATGAGAGACGACTTTGGTTTTAGTAACTTATATGAAGGTTTGTCTACTAAACTAACTAGAGTTGAAAGACCTACGTTTGGTAGCCTTGTTACAACTAAGAAAGGGTGTCGCTGGATAACTGGTGTCGCACTCGGTATTTCCATCGGCTCTAGGGCTGTCTTCCTTAACAGGGAAGGTCTAATTAGATTAAACATTGAAGATGTAGAAAGTGCTTGGGTATGTCAATAAATAAACACAACACTCCTTTTAACGTATTACGACATAGAAATATACATGAAGTAGCACCTAAAGATCCTGTATCAGCTATTACAACTTTTATAGTGGGTACTTCAGCTTCTGCGGCTACTTACTACACAGTTTATGCTTTAACTTATCTAGCTCTATCTATGGTAACAACAGCCTTAATAACTGCTTTAACTCCTAAGCCTGACCAGAACCCTAATAATTCTAACGGACTTCAAGTTAATACTAAAAATGCTTTAGCTCCTATGCAATTCGTTTACGGTAAAGCTAGGAAAGGCGGCACAGTTACTTTTACTGAAGTTTCTGGTGGTAATAATAAAATTCTACACCAAATAATATCTTTAGCTGGACACGAGATAGATAGTGTAGAGAGCATATATCTTAACGACCAGATAGTTACTATGTCTAATGAAAACGTTACTCAGCCTATTTGGGACAACAAGATTAAAATATATGTACATGATGGAAGTCAAACAAGTGCTACAGATACTTTTGCTAACTCTACTCAAACTTTAGCTACAACCCTTCACTCTGAAACAGGCGCACAGTCTGATTTTATAGGTAAAAGTATAGCTTACCTTTACTGTAGGTTTGAATACGATAAAGATACATTTGCAAATGGACTCCCTACAGTAACTGCTGTAGTAAAAGGAAAGAAAGTAGTAACTACTGTTAATGGTGTAGCTCAATCTCCTACGTGGACTGACAATGCCGCTTGGATAATAAGAGACTTTATAACTTCTGACTATGGCTTAGAAGATAGTAGTATTGATTATGCTACCTTTGAGGAAGCCGCTTCTGTATGTGAAGACACTACAATACTATCTGATGGGTCAAAGCAATATACTATTAACGGTGTAGTGCAAGCAAGTCAAAACTCTGGTACTGTGCTACAAGAAATGATGACTTCATGTGGGGGTACTTTATTCTGGGGTGCTGGGTCTTGGAGACTATTTGCTGGTGATTTTGTTGCTCCTACTAAAATACTTACGTTAGATGATCTTAGAAGTGGAATCTCTCTTGACACTAAGATGTCTATGTCAAATAACTTTAATGCAGTTAGAGGCACGTTTATAGATAAAGATGATGGTTATATTAGTGCGGATTATCCTCAAATTAACTCTGAGGTTTTTCTGACTGAAGATAACAATGTAGAATCTGTATTAGATTTAGCTTTACCTTATACTACTAACTATATTGCGGCTCAAAGACTTGCAAAGCAGATGTTATTTAGAAACAGAGAACAACTTACTCTAAGTGCAGAGTTTGGGTTAAACGCTCTAGATATTGAGGTTGGTGATTTTGTTAAGTTTAGAAACGACAGATACGGATGGACTACAGGTAATGAAAAGACCTTTGAAGTTACTGATTGGAAGTTATCTCCTAACGTAGATGAAGGAGACTTGAGAGTTTCTCTAACTTTAAGAGAAAGTAGTGAAGCCGCTTTTGGTTTTACTGAAGCAGACGAACAAGATATTATTAATAACAACACTACACTTCTGCCTTACTACGATGTGCCTAATGTTGGTGTCACTGTAAGTAAAGAGTATAGAGAAGTTAACGAGAGTGTTGTTAACGTACTTGTTATAGAAGCAACGTCAAACGAGATAGAACGTGTAGAATCAGTTATTGTTAAGTACAAGAAAACAAGTGACACAGAGTTTAAGTCTGTAGGTCAAGCTATTCTTGTTAATGAAGGTAATACAGCGGCTAGGTTTGAAGTAGTAGGTATAGATGCCCCTCAAGTAAATGAGCCACCTATAAACTATACTATATCAGTTACGCCTGTTAATGCTCTTGGTTACAAGGGTACTACAATTACAACTACCTTTAACGTAACACATGATACTACGCCACCTTCTGCACCTACTAACCTAACCCATTTACTATCGGGGGGTACTGCTTTCTTTAACTGGTCGCCAGTTACTGCTTTAGATTTATCACACTATAAACTTTACTATTCATCGAACTCTTCATCTAACTTTGGAGACGCTTCTACTTTAGTGAAGGTAGATAAGATTGCTAGACCAGCTACGTCTGTTTCCTTCCCTGCACTTGCTGGTAAGTTCTTTGTGTCAGCTGTGGATAAAACAGGTAACGAAAGTACTACAGCAACTGCTGTTGTTATTACCCCCTCTGAGTTACCAACTCTAGGTCAGTCTGATACAGACACAGAAAATCCAAACTTCAGTGGATCTAAGACTAACCTTACCGTTTCAGGTGGTAACTTATTTATGACTACCTATGCTAACGTAAATTCCGTTGGGGTCTATGACTTTAATCACGGAGGTAGTAGTTATTTTGATGTAGGTACATCTCGTACAGTTAGACTATCTTATAATATTACTGTATCTCGTAAACATGCAGATGCTGTTAACGGAGAATTAAACTGGGATGATATACCTTACAACTGGGATACTTGGCCTGATAACTTTGATACTTGGACTGATGAAAACGCAGGGTTTACAGACTATGGTGTTAGAGTACAAGCTAGGGCCGCAGATACAGTATCTAATTTAGCTAGTGCAACTTTCATAGATGCTTCTGGAGAGATTGTAGGTAGGTTTGTAGAGTTTAGAGTTAGACTCTTTAATTTCAATGGGTCAGTAACCCCTAATATATCGGCACTTAGTGCCACAGTGGAGTACTAATATATGTCACAACATGACTTTTCTATAGCTAACCAGACTGCTAGTAGCGCAAGATCTGATATAAACAATGGATTGCAAGCCCTTGCTAGTAACAATAGTGGGTCTTCCGCTCCTTCAACAACTTATGCCAATATGTTTTGGTACGATGTAACTAACAACATACTTAAGATAAGAGACGAAACTGATAGCTCTTGGATAGATGTAATATACATAAACCAATCAACAGGTGTAACCTCTATACTTAATGATACACTCCTAGTATCATCAGGTGGTTCAACAACTGGACTTCTTGGGGATCAAACACAAAGTATCTGGAATACAGGTACAGGAACTACTGAAAGTCTAGTATCTCCAGCTAAAATTGCTGGTGCTATCAGTACGTACTTTAACGCTAATAGTATAGGATACGGTCAAACTTGGCAAAACCTTGGGGGTTCTAGGTCTGGTAATACATCTTATGAAAATACTACATCAAGACCTATACAAGTAGCAATAACTGCTTCTACTCAAGGGTTAGTACAAGTGTCTACAAATGGAAGTACGTGGGTAACTATACAACACGCAATGGGTATATTTGGGCAATCAAGAAACACCATAGCTTTTATTGTTCCAGTAGGCCACTACTATAAAATTACTAGTACTAGCTTCGAACAATGGGCGGAGTTAAGATAATGGAAATGACAGACCTGTGGAGTAGTGTATTAACTTTTGGTATAGGTTTTATTGGTTTTGTATTGAGAGGTTATGTAGTAGAGTTAAGTAGACTACGTATACTCTTAAATAGAACTAGAGAAGACTACGTTACTAAGGCTGACTCAAATCAAGTCCTTAGTCAAATAATGAGCAAGTTTGATAGAATAGAGGAAAAGTTAGATAGACTCGTGGAGAGAAAATGAAACACTTACTTATACTACTTACCCTGATAATTGGTAGTACTGTATATGCTGACGATACGATTTACACCGACAGTAATAGTACAATAACTTCTGATGGATCAATGGACACTACGATTAATAGTCCACCACCTTCTGCTATATCACCACAGATTAGTTCAAGTAATAGCGACCTATGTACTGTAGGTGTAGCTGGTGCTGTGCAAACACAAATACTAGGTATCTCTGCTGGTCGTACAGTAAGGGATATGAACTGTGAGAAGTTAAAGAACGCTAAGACTATGTATGATATGGGTATGAAGGTTGCCGCTGTATCTGTAATGTGTCAGGACGAAAGAGTGTTTGAAGCTATGCTCAACGCAGGGACTCCCTGTCCTAAGGATGGGTTGGTAGGCGATAAAGCTAGACTTGCATGGGAAATGGAAGCAGTTGAAGAAGCAATAGAACGTGACCAGAATAATGTAATCGAGAGGATGTTCGATGAGAATGGTGAGACAAAGATTGGCTTGGGTGTTATTTTTAGTAGCCTTGCCTTCTTATTGTTACTCTGACCCTTATACATACGGGTCAACAGGTAATGCGGCTAGTACTTCTCTAGGTTGGGGGATGGATAGTATCTTACCTAGCATTGCTGGTGTAGACATAAACGGTCTTATCTACAGGTACACAACTGTTAAAGATCCAGATGCTGATATGAAAGTACACGTCAGTAATCTTAACGCTAATGCTGATGGTTATATCTTTAGAGAAACAGATGATTGGTCGGGGGTAGCTGGTAATACCATTGTAAAGTCGTTTCCAGTTTCGAACATTCCAGCTTCAAATTGGGGTACGGGTTCGATTGAAGTTGAAGGAGAGGGCAGAGTGGAAGATGCAGTTGTTATTTATTCCTACAGGGTAGACAAGTGCTATGATCCTCAGTCTGATCCTTCATGTGCAGGTTACGTTAAGCCTATGCCTGAGTTGCCAGAAGTAGTTGTATATGATGCACTAGAGGATGATGCAGTTGTAGATACACTAGAAGCTGAAGAGTTTCAATATGACGAAGATGGTAAAGTTATAGAAGATGAAGAGCAAGAAGAAGAAGAGACACGTATAGAGATGGGTCTGACTGCTTCTGCTAATGCTTTAACTATATTTAAGGCTCAAGGTCAAGACGATATAATCATGGCTATCAACCAACAAACTAATATCAATATGTACTACAACGCAGAGATAAATGGCGGTACATTAAATGACGCGGCTGGACTACAAGATGGTACAATACCTGACAACAAGAAAGCCCTAAGAAATAATTTAGCACAACAAGTATTGCACGAACAGATGGTCGATATGCAGTATAATAAATGAGGTTTAATATGAAGTATCTAGTAACAGCACTATCACTACTCGCTTTACCTGCACTAGCAAACACACCAATAACAGGTAACGTAGAAGCTAAGTGCGTAATACAAACAACTAAAGATGGGGTCTATGGAAACCCTATAGCTAGTAAGTTAAGCACTACACCTGCTGATGGTGGTGTTCTACCTGTCATTAGGTTTGATGTATCTATAGCAGACAGCTACACAGCTAACATAACTCACCCTACATCCTTTAGCTCTTCTCCTACACTTAACGATACAGTAGCATGGACAGGAAGCACAAGTGTAACTCAAACATCTGTCTCTGGTATGTCAGCGTATGAAGCGGCTAAAGTTGTAGTGGATAGTACTACTATATTTAATTTAACCCTTGCTGGGTCTACGTGGTTTTCTACAGCTTCTAGTGCTACTTACGGAGCATCTAAACCTTTCGCTGGAGGGGTCTATACTGCGCTAGTACAGGCCAGCTGTGTTGCTAAGTAGGCTTGTAGTACTCTTTCTACTACTATCATTTTCCACCTCAGCACATGAGATGACACCAGCTTACCCTGAGGTTAAACCTTCTCATGTATCTGGTGTAGTTAAAGTAGAGATGTCTCTGTTTAACTCTAGAGAAGAAATACAGTGGTATCAGATAGAGTTGTTTGATTTAAATTGGACGAACATACCTTTTGCATCCTCATACCGAATTATAAACATAGGATACAAAGAGAGAAAGTCTTTTGATGTATATATACGTAAAGCAGATATGGATGAAGCTGTATACTTATGTACTACATCAAAGGTAAGAAAGAGTAGTAAGTCTAGAACTCTTATTTCATCTAGGATATGTTCAAGATTAGATGGTGAACCCGCATGAGAATATTATTTACCCTTTGTTTTGTAGCTAGTTCTGCTGTAGCAGATAGTAGTTCCCTTTCATTAGCATTACCTAACCCACCTATGAACTATCAGTCGGATTCATTTTCCACTGGGAGTATGAGGTGTAGTAATGCTGTTGGTGGGGGTGTAAATCTTGAGTACGGTGTAACAGGTGTACTGTCAGGTTTAGATACAAATAGCAGGGGTAAAGATATTGGCGTGTACGCTAGAATTGTTATACCTTTAGATAAACCAAAGGCTCGTATAAATTGTGACGACCTATACCAAATAGAGTTAGCTCAACGTAGGCTAGAGATACAGAAACTACGAGATGAACTAGAGCAACTAAAGAGCCTACAAAGTTCTGGTGGTGAGATGGAGTTTGAGAACTAATGGATACTACTAAGATAGCAGACAATATTGATGGTCTA